TCTATTTGGTGTGCCTAGAGGGATTCGAACCCACGACCTCTTGATTCGTAGTCAAGCTGTGATCTATTCGTGCAGCTGTATGCAGCACTACTGTATTTGTGCTGCGTTTCGTGCTAAGCCATTTTAAGGGCGATTTAACCGAAGGTCTGGACGCTGGTAATTGAAGTCCTCTGTTGACCGTCTGTCCAGTGATACATTCCTTGTAAGCTCCTCGGGGGGATAGAAAGAACACTTGATATTGTCGAGGTGGTTATGAAGCCATCAGCTGACAGCCGGAACGGATAACTACCTCTATTCTTTACAAACCTCTCCGCAGAGGTAATACTTTTATTAGTTATTTTATTTATTACTTTTTAAGATGTTTTTTGCTTCGTCAACTTTATCTAAATAGTCACTTAATACTTTTGTTATGAAGTTTGATATTGAACGTCCTTCTTCTATTGCCCTATCTTCTATTCTTTGTCGAATGTTGTCCGACAATCTAAATGAAATTCTATCTGTTTTTTTAGGTTTTTCCATTGTTATCCCCCCTTCTTTGCTCTTATTTTAATGGGTTTATTGAAATAATACAAATATTTATTGACATCCATTGTCTGACAGTTTATAATTATACACGTCAAACAATGTATGACAATAAAATTTTCGGAGGTAATTATATCATGGAAGTAATCTTTGCTTTATTGGTCATGGTTGGACTATTTGTATTTTTGAGGGTCTTATATAGAAAAGCTGAAGCCGAGGTTGAGGAAAGGAGAGAAGCAGAAAAACTATACAAAGATGATCTGATCGGCACTTTGAAGGCTATTGATGATAAGATTTTTCGGATAATCGAGCCGGAAGCTTACAGAGATAATATTGATAGTTCTGAAATAGATCCGGATGAAGAAGCATTGAATAAAGCGGAAAAAGCATTCTATAACCTATAAATATTAAAATTAGGAGGAACATTTTGTTATGGGATTATTTAATCTTTTACCTAATTGGTTGATCGGAATTATCTTATTCTTATGTTTACTCTTAGTTTGTTTATGCCTTATCGGTTTCTTATTGTGCTTCATGGCAGATAACAATACTAAAAATAATCGCTGAAAAGCGTTTATATAAAAAAATAAATTTATCGAGGTGAAAGAAATGGCAAAAGAAATTATCGGAGTACAACACTGCAAAGGTATCTACCAGGGAATGAATTTTGAAGGTTTGCGCTTGCATCTATTAGGCGAAAACAGAAACACCACTGGAAAAACCGCAGAGAACATCTACATTAAAATTGATCGTGCCGGTAACCTACTTAATTATGCAAAGGGTGATACAAATGCCCTTATTGGCTTGAAGGTTGAAACTTCCTTTGATGAGTATCGGAAGATTCAAAGGGTTGATATTGTATCATGACCGCCGAACAAGCCTTGCAGATCATTACGGCTTTAGATCAGACAAACCAGTTATTGACCAGTATTTACAGTATGCTGTCTGCAGTAGTATGCGTGATACTGCCTTTGATGGGGATTGTTTGGTTGTTAAGTAAAATATTCCGCCCCTTTATGGAGCATTAGAAAGGAGATTGTATTATGGCAACTGCTGTACCTTTGGTTAATGTAACTGAAACTATGTTAGAGCCTATCACTTCCAGTATTACATCAAACCTTGCTGTTCTGCTCCCTGTCGGCATCGCTATCATGGCGGTACTGATCGGTGTTTCCCTGATACCCCGTATCATCTATAAATTTTTCTAAGATGATACATAGGGGGCTAGAAATTCTAGTCCCCTATTTTTTTTGATTGAAAGGAGTTTATTCCATGAAAAAAGTTTTTGCTGTTCTTGGAATCATTATGATTCTTACTTGTTTTTTGGCTTTTCCTGTTTTTGCATGGTCGGAGTATTCTGCACCTTCTGTTTCTTTGCCCGCTGATTTTTATGACTTTACTTATAAATTGATTCTACATAAAATTGGTAATAAGGGCGATTTCGGATATCTTATTTATCTTTCAAATGCTCCTATTAAATTGTTTGATCAAAAGGTTGATCCTACTTCGATTATTTATAATGATACTACTATTCACATCCCTAGTACTGCTGGTTTTGGTTCTTTGATTGGTAATTCTATTACATACAGTGCTTATAATACTTGTTATTTTGATGGTAAAATTTATGCTTATAATAATCAAGTTTTTCATGTGTTTGAAAATGGTTGGTTTAATTTATCTTCTGATTTTGTACTTTCAAGTACTAATGATTATGTTTATGGTAGTCATCTTAAAGATGTTTTTACTTTATCATCTTTAAACAATCAAGGTTTGACGACTGTTTATGAAATGAGTGGTTTTTGGTCATCTCATGATATTTATAACTTCAATATTTCGGGGGTAGCAAATAGCACACCTTTTTTTATACAGGGGGATCCACTGGTGATCCCCTCGCCAGTCCCCAGCCTACAACCCAGCCTGATCCCGACAGCAACACCACTTTATTTAGTTGGTTGTTCGGTCAACTTGATAGTCTTGCCAGCGGTATTACGGGTGCTATTGGTAGTGTTGCCAGTGGCATTGGTAGTATTAGCAGTTCTATTGGGAGTTTCTTTGATACCGCGGGTAATTTCTTCATTCAAACGTTAGATTATATTAACCCTTTATCTGATAATTTTCTGCCTAAGATCATTTTTGTTCCTAGTGACGGTTTTTTATCAGATGTTTTTTCCGATTTGAATGATTCTATTGCTTATAAATTCTCTTGGATAAATGATCTGAAGACTATTTTAAGTTCATTCGATTGGTCAGAAAAAACAGGCGGTATTGATAATATACATGCCGTGTTACCGATTGTCGGTGATGTTACTATAGTTAATTTCCAATATTTAAATGATCATTCTGTATGGATAAAAGGTTTATCCTCAGCTTTTGTTTATTTTCTCATTTGTGTTTATGTTGTTCGTACTGCTCCTTCTTTACTCGGCTATATGCATTAAGGAGATATTATGATTACTGAATTATTAATTAGTTTATTTGTTACTTTGTCAAATTTTGTGATCAATTTTTTACCTACATTTAATCAGGTCAATACTGTTACTATTGCGGTAACGTCGTTAGTTCCTATCATAAAGGCTGTCTCTCCTTTTATGCCAGTGCAGGCCCTGGGTGTTGGTATGACTATATTTATGTTCATGAATGGTTTCAAACTTTCAATGTCACTTATAAATTGGGTTATTCGTAAAATACCTACTCTTTCATAATAGGTCGGCTTCGCCGGGCTATTATGAAAGTTAGGTTTTAAGGAGTTTTTTATGATCAAGAAGTTTTTCTATTTTGTATATCTTGTTTTCAAGGATGTATTTTTATATATCAAAAGTGGCGGTCGCCGATTTGGTGAATATGGTCTGACTTTATATTGTGGCAAGCAGGGCGCAGGCAAGACTACTGCTATGGTGCAGTATCTTGAGCAAATGCGAAAAAAGTATCCGAAGTGTTTGATTTATACGAATTTCGGTTATAAAAAAGAAACTGCTCCCATTACTTCATGGCGTGATCTGATCAGCTGCACCAATGGTACCGATGGTGTTATTTTTGCATTTGATGAAATTCATGCAGAGTTTTCTTCATCTGATTGGCAAGACTTCCCGCCTGATCTGCTCCGGCAAGTTTCACAGCAAAGGAAACAGGCAATAAAGATTGTAGGCACTTCACAGCGTTTTAACAGGATCGTAAAGCAATTAAGGGAACAAGCCTTTACTGTTGTTGAGTGTTTTACTCTTATGGGTCGTTGGACGTTTACAAAGGCTTTTGATGCAGATGAATATAATACTGTCTTGGAGAATCCTACAAAGAAGAACAAGCTGCATCGATTGTGGCGAAAGAATTTTATTCAGACAGATTATATTCGTTCTCTCTTTGATTCTTATCAAAAGATTGTTGCTTTAAAAGATAAGGTATTTATTCCTGTTTCAGATCGTGAAGTTTAGCGTTTTTGAGCCAGGACATGGGCTCTGTAATACCCATGTCCCATTCGTAAAATATTGAGATTAGGAAGTGCTTAAAATGCCCGAAATTGCTATAGATTGGCTTAGTTTTAAGCAGTCAGAATTTTTAAGAAAAAAATACATAGATTTTAAACAATTTTTAATAGATTTAGTTGCAAAAAATGGATACACTTTTGAACCATGTAAAGGAGTAAATGGATATGATCAAGGTTATATTTCTCATGCCGGGTTTGCTATCTTTTGTGATTATGATGCTGGAGAGGATATTGAACATATTTTAGTGCAAGTTCATGGTACCGGGTGTAGTTTTATTGAGGAATTTTATGAAGGTGGTATTTATGCTTTTATTAAACTTGTTGTTGATTGTGAGTGTACCATTACTCGTCTTGATTTGGCTTCGGATGATAAACAGGGTATTCTAAAACTGAAAACTATTGAAAATAAATATCATACCGGTATGTGGAAAGGTTCTGCGCAAACAATGAGTATTTGTGGTGCAAAGGATAAAAATGGGCAATTTGCAAAGGGTGTAACCTTCTATATTGGTTCTCGCCGATCAAATGCCTTTGTCCGGATATATGATAAAGCAAAACAAACCGATACCGAAGGGCACTGGGTACGGTGTGAATTGGAGTTAAAAAAGCAGTATGCTATTGATGTTGTTACTTTGATACTGCAAAATGATAGGGATAAAATTGCCGATATTTACAGAGCATTAATTTATGATAGGATTAAATTTCTATCTAAAAAAGATGAAAATAGAAATTATCAGTATAACAAAGTATGCACATGGTGGAATAGATTTCTCGATGGCTGTAAGGTCGGTATAAAATTGGCTCGGAAGCATGATTTTTCAGTGCAAAAGACTTCTAAGTGGGTTATTGATAAATGTGCACCCAGCATTGCCGTATATGCTTCCGCTTACGGAATGGACTCCATTACCGATTTGATAAATGATGGTCAAAGCCGATTCTCGAAACAACATATGATTATGCTGAAGGAATTTGATGCAGAGCAAAAGCAGCTTGCTTTTGAAAAGCTTCAGAAGAGTGGGGAAGGCAAGTTGATAAAGGAATTGAATACAAGAGTTAAAGAGATCTTCGGAAGTGGGTTAGATCATGTCAACTTTATTGAACAAGAATATTTCGAAGCTTTATTCGCCGAGCTTGCTGATCAGCACGCAAGTACCGAATTATTGTGATGTTTTAGAAGCATTTTTACAAGATCGGTACATCAGAGGGTGTTCGGTTGCTACCGTGCGTACATATAAAAATACATTGATGATCTTTTCTTTGTATTGCGTTGGGGCTGCCTTTGAGGTTAATAAAGAGATTGTCCAGGGTTATATCGTGTGGTTACGGAAAAGGTCGCTCCTGGGTGCCAATGCAGGGAAAGGACAGCTTTCAAATGTTTCCATAGCAAGCTACTTGAAATCACTCGGTATATTCCTTAAATGGTGTTATCTCAATGAATGGCTTGAAGCAGACTATAGTCAATATTGCAAGTTTAAAAAACCTAGGTTGCCTGTAATACGGATATTGTCTTGTGAAGAAATTATGATTGTCCTGCGTCATGCTCATGGTAAATATCGAGGGGTAATAATAGTAATGCTGGAATGTGGTTTGCGTGTTGGTGAGGTTTTGAACCTTCGGGCCTGTGATGTGCATGATGATTATATACTTGTAAATGGCAAGAGCGGTCAACGGATCGTGCCAATAAGTTCATATGTTCGGACAGCAATAGATCTGTTTGTGAATCGATGTATTACCTATGACAGCATAAAAGCATATATTTGGAGATTGCAACAGAGTACGGGTATAAAACTCAATGCGCATTTGTTCCGGCATACTTATGCTACACACTTCATAATGAATGGTGGTGATGTGATGGTACTCTCCCAGCTTCTTGGTCATAGCTCCGTTGCCATCACACAAAAGTATGTTCATCTTGCAGAATCATATATGCTACAGAAAAACTTGAAATACAGTCCTTTATCAAATATAAAAAATGTATTATGAATTGTGCGGTGTTTTTAATTAAATCGTGTTTGTATGTATGCTTAGTGTTATTTTGAGTATTCTCATTTGGACTTGCGAATATTTTTACGCTCTACTTATCTTACGGAATTATTTGTTGAGCCTTAGTGAAAATATTTGCAAATTTATGAGGATAATCAAAATAATACTAAACGATAAAAATACAAATACGGTTTAATGGGTATGATGAGCACAATTTATTTTGATTATTTTATTTATTAGATATTAAAGGAGAATAGAAATAGGTTGTATTCTTTCGGTGCTTATTATTCTGATTATGAGATAATTGGTATTGCTAAGCGGTCATAATATAGATCATCACAAGAGGCAAAAAAGAGAGGAAATACCTCTCTTTTCTATTTGGTGTGCCTAGAGGGATTCGAACCCACGACCTCTTGATTCGTAGTCAAGCTGTGATCTATTCGTGCAGCTGTATGCAGCACTACTGTATTTGTGCTGCGTTTCGTGCTAAGCCATTTTAA